TTACAGCTAAGCGCTGCTGTAACTCGTAGTCGCTCAGGGGTGGAGACCCCAGAGAAACAACCCACCGTCATTTCAGACGGGCACGCCCGACTTAGGGCGAAGTGCTACTGGTAGATACCTCACTCTCATACAGAGAGATGGGGCGCCAGTTACCGTAATGACGGACAGACTTACTGCGGCAGCGTTTCACAACGCGGCTTCTGAAGGAGGTCTCCACCCCCTCCGAATGCTGTCCCTCACCCAATGTGTTAAGCCACATTACGTATCCACCAATCCCATTGTACTCGGGATCATCTTGTTGCTCGACAAGCCGCTTGCGCGGCCGGCCGGGGCTAACAAGTTGGTAGATACTGTTATAATCGTGGCCGCCCCAGAAACATCGAGGCACGTATTGAGAGAAGGTGTTCCAAATACCTTCTAGAGTAGGGTCGAGGACCCCGCTCACTGATGACTGGTCGGACCATTTCCTGATCTGGTTAAGGATCTGGATGAGGTCTGTCAGTCGCTCAATCGGCTTCCGAAGATAGAAGGGCGTGATATCGTGTCCATTGTGATAATGCCCTCCGCAACTTTCACGGAAAGGACCGGACCAGAAGGACTTCTCGGGATTAACCTTGAAGCCCAAGATCCGGAATACCCATTCCAAGTCGTGGTAGGCATCACTCGGCAATATTAAGTCATCGCCGTAAACGGACACTTTACCTGAGACATTGGTCACATAGCAAACGGCTCGGGCGACTGCCCAAAATAAGAGCGATTCAAGCTCAAATGTAAAGCCGTTCCCCATGCTACTGTACATCTCGTTCACGTGATCCTCACCCCGCACCCTTGTTACAGGCGAGCGGAGGTCGTCCAGGAGGGACGACCAAAGAGGGGGCAGAAAGGCATGAACCAACTCTACCGTGACGCTATCACTAGCGCTCGACAGATCAACCGTGGCCAGGTCTCCGGAAATACTCCCCATACGGGCGAGCTCCTGATTCCTGGTCTGGTCATTAAGGTCTATGCCATTCATCCGCAGTTTATAGCGGATAAAATCTCCTACGCCCTTTTGGAGGAACATATTGATGTCGGGTTCCTTACAGGCAACCCTATCAATAGTCGTGTCTTTGGGCACGGTGAACATCTCGTTACCACGAACCAGCACAACCTCACACGTACCCCTCAATCCGAGATTATCGGACAGATGGGACACAGCTCTCGGTCTTCCCTTGAATGGGACTTGATCCGAAAAGACTGTATGCAGCTTCCTTGTTAGGAGACCGCTGTGAGGTGGCGTATCTGACTGGCGCGTACGTTGGTCCTTTTTACGCCGTCTAGTCGACGGTGTGGCCCTCTTCTCCTCCTTTTCAGGGGAGGGTACTAAGGTGAAGCCGATAAGGCTACCATGGTAGGCAACGTTACGAGAAATGCCTGGGACGGAAGGGATTACAACCCCAGAATAAACGTCCCAAGCGGCGCTAGTACTATGCGCTTGTCCAGTATACTTAAGGGCCGGGTGGCCCTCAGTACGCTTCCTGCTTGTCGAAGCTCCCCCACTATAGCTGCCGATTAAGGCATCCACGGGAGGAACATCTCCGAGTAGGCGCAACACATACCCCTGGACAATCCCACGGAATCGTTCCCAAGTGACACGAGGGAGAATGTTATATTCCTCGTGTAATTCACTCAGTCTGCGATTGGTTTCCGCGTTAGTGGATTCCTGGGCGAGCCATTTGTCAATGGCTCGGTCACGTCGGACTGTTGCCGGATCAGTCTCCTTGGAGACAAACTTGGACAACAGAACCCGTTGGAGATACTCAAGCCCAGCCCCGCGAAGGGGCAAGGTCAGGATCTCCTCGGTGAGAGACGTTGTTAGATGCGTTGGGACTCGGAAGTTCGCGTCGGTAAACTCCGGCCTTTTCCGTTGTTGAGAGGGTATACGCTTTCTCATAAGTCTTCTCCGTAGAGGATTGAAGAGTTAGCATGGCCATCGCCATACCAAGTACGAGTGAGATGGTCACGAAGGCGATCACACCTACCATACCAATTAAGGCAAGCAGGTCACCGATGCGGCGTTGAGCCACAGGCTTAATAGACCGTCTCATTCTTCGTAGTCACATCATTGACCCACTTCGACGCGTCAAGCGCCGAAGCGACCATGCCGACGGCGTCCTTTCGCTCCTGCTCGGTGCTAGTAGCATCGAACGAGAGATCGAAGTTCGCGTAGGCAGTACGGACCACCTTCGGCATCGAAACGCCGTTGATGGTTTCAGTGACGACAACAGGAAGAATAAGCTTTCCCCGGACAATGGTTTTGCCATTGCTGTTAACCGAGGAAGCAATCGTGAACCTCTTCTCGCCAACGGCTACGCCGGTGTTCGAGACGAGCACACCCTTGCCACCCGCGGCATCCCGCGGGGTAAAAGTGTGATTGACAGGAACGGCGGCTCGATCCGTAAGGATCAAGTTGGCAATCTGAGGCATATAATTACATCCTTCTTCTGGAATGTTGGGTTGAACTCAACCAGCTATAGTAGCTGCCGGAAGAGTGCGGCCGCGGTTGCGGCACGTTGGGATGAAAAAGGTTGAGGTTCGGCGTACGCACCCAGCGTGGGCCAGGACGTCAGTTTCCACCGACGGTAACCGAAATGCTTCGCGGACGTAGTCCGCGGGACCTGTTCTTCGTACGGAGACGGGGGTATCAACGTTGCCGTTGCCTCGCCTTGACTTTTAACAGCCTCATACCCTGCGACAAACGTTAAACCTGCTCGGGCCGAGTGGGCTTCGAGCACCTTACCAATCGGATAGAACCAATCAATAAGGAAGGAATGGGGTACAACCTCCCACCCAATGCTTAACGGGTTGATTAGCCCAGCTTGGTTAGCTACTCGTAGAGCAGCCAAATCAACCTGGGCCCACAAACAACATCGATGCCACCTTTGCGCGTGACCGGTTGTACGGTAACGCGGGTTTGGTGATCCCTGATTGACAGAGATGTCATCCGGAATGGTCGCCTGACCCTTCAGCAACATTGCCGGTTTCAACTGTTCCCTAAGGAGCATGTAGGAACCGTAGAGGTCGCTCATGAGTGGAAGCCACCCGAACTTGAGCTCGAGGAATCCGTCCGCAAGGCGCTTGGAATCGCGCCCAGGACTGCCTAGGTATCCGAATTGAGGGATTTTACGCCCCCTCCGGAAAGCTCGCAGAGCTTCTAGGAAGTCAATCGAACGATCAACGATCATGTTGTATGTTTTCTTGGACTCGGCGAGCGCCGCACCAAGTTGGGCTTTACCTGCCCCTAGCTTTAGTTGAGCTAGAACACGTGCGTTCATACCAAGGTTGGTATCGTACGTGACCTGGTGGCCGCCCCCCCAACAAGGGAGGAGACGGAACTGCGTATTCGCTCCAAGGGGATTAGGTACACCCGAAACCTCAACCTCCATCACGGAAGGATTATAGTGGTTTCGGTTCAGCCAAACCCCAGAGTTTAGGGTGATATCAACAACCTCTCGGCTGTATGACGAGGGAGATCGGAATTTGGTCGACGTCCCGGCTATGAAACCGGGCAAATTCTTAGTCTTACTAGCTCGTGAGCACGTGTGCTCATTAGCTGAGAACGCGGATTGGGACGAACTCACCGAACCATTTTTAAACCTAGTCGTCGTCGTCTCGACGAACGACCGAGGGTGGTTGGTTTGAACGAATTTTTCATTCCGCGCGCCAACGTAAGACATCTCTACCATCCTAATTATTGTGGTGGTAACAACACCGCCGTGCAAGCCCCACCATGGGGGGCCACCGCCTTATCGGCCGGTCGGTCAAGTACACGGTGTTACAATAGAGTTCCCACACCTAGGCGAGCCTAGGGCGTGGAGGCGGGTTACTAATCCGCCAGGGACCCCTTACGGGG